TTAATGCGAATAGGGCTAGACTTCACCCAATTTGCAAAGTCCTGATCTTTAGCAATTTCGCCAAAGTCGGGATGTTCTTGCGCTAACCTTTGCTGAATTTGCGCCCTTTTCATCTCTTGCGTAACTTGACGTGCCGCTAGGATGTCAGGGTGATTATCAACAGTCCTTTGAACTGCCTTCTGTGGATTCTCAAAGAAATCTACTTCAGGCTCTTCCTGCCTAGTCTGTTGCTGTCGTGAACCAAGGTTCTGTTTGATAAGTTCATCGGCTAACTTTCTGACCTCGCCTACTTCCTGTGCTTGCTTTCCAATTAGCTTTTCAGCCTCTTGGTGCATCTTCACAATCTCGTCTAAACTTTTATCCCTGTATTTCTCAGGAAGTTCAGCCTTTTGCTCGATCTTCTGTTGTTCAATCTCTAACTCGCCAAACTCTTCTTTTTCATCATCAACTAACATACTTATTTCCTTTTCCTGCCGTCAATCGGTTGTAGGAGATTCAACTCGGCATAATTGCTTATGAGTTGAGTTTCTGCTCGGCCTTTAATCTATCTAAGTGGCTTTTCTCGAACCTTCCATGCGATGATGGAAACGCTCCAGACCACCCTTCTAGCTTAAAAGCTGGTGCAGATAAAATGCGATGAGTTTCCTCACCACAATCACACACAAGACTTGTTGTCTCATAAACGACAAATCTCTCTGTCTTATGCCCGTTTATACAGGCAAATTCATACATTCTTCTCATTTAAGTCCTCAAATGCTCTTTCGCTGACTTGTTTCAAGTTTTTCAGCCAAATAAGTATAGATAACTCACCTTTTCTGAATTGTAGACTTTTTTCATCTGCAATTGTTGAAATATTATTCAAAGGTTCTATCATTTTGTCAACATCCTCCATCAAATCTATCCAACCTTGTGTGGACATTGTGGAGAATCTCTCGGAGTAGTAGCGTTCTAGTTCTGGATTCATTGTCTAGTCATCTGCTTTTCAACAATCTTAGCCTTGTTCTGAATGTCAGCTTCTTTAAGCATCAATTCAGCAACTTTGACACGCTTATCAAACTCTTTTGAAGCCAAAGCGTCATCAGTAGGCAGGTTCTTGGTATTAGCCGCCATGCTCTTAGCTTGCAACTCAATAGGCATCAATTGCGCTTCAGTCAATAACTTTTGCGCTTCAGCCTTGTTCTGCTCTGCTTGCGTAGTTTGGACTGCAATCTGAGCCTGTGCTAGTTGCATAGCCAATTGTTGTTGCATCTGAGCCGCTTGTTGAGCCTGTGGATCAGCAGTAGCCATCTTGTCTAGCATATCGATCAACTCAAATCTGTTTGACAGAGAAGAATTAGCCATGATGCCCTTCAAAATGATAGGCAAAACAGGAGTATTAGGGCCAAGAGTCTGCAAAAGCGCAATGAACTGTTGTTGCTCATGCTCTCTAGCAATGATTCCAAGCGCTGCCGTAGGAATAAACTTCATGTCCACAGTAGGGTAACGCTCTGGATCGAACTGCATATAGCGATAGGCGGCTTTGGTGATGAAGGGGATCATGAAATCCTCTTGGAAGTTCACCAAGGTACGCTTGTATTTCTTGATAATCGAGGCAGTAGCCATCGAAATACCGCCCTGACCTGCATCTCTGGAGACAGCAGTAACCATTCCTTGTGAATCAAGAGTGCCTGTTGCCATCAAAAGCATACGCTCAAACTCTTTGGCAGTTGTCAGGTTAGAACCATCTGTATTGCCGAACTTGAACGGGAACAGAATCTCATTGGGATTGCCGTTTGTCAGGATAGCTTTGCCTGGCTTTACTTCAAACTTAGCACCACGAGGTAGACGGGTAGCATCCATAGCCATCATTGGGCTAGTTGTGAGAGCTAGTGAATCTAAGTGTGAACGAACTTGGGCATCTATGGCTTTTTGTGAGTTGTAAGCCTTCTCAACAGTACCACGACCCAACAAGCGATTAGGAACTGTATCGTCCTGATAAGCAAGGATTGGGCGATCCTTCATCATGTATGGGTTCTTTTCTGCTTTCAGAAGAACACCATCATTGGCGATCACGACAATAGCCTCAACCAGATCGGAATACTCATCCTGAATAGAGTCTTCAGGGAATAAGTCTTCTACTTCGCCATTTTCTTCGTTTTCTAGTTGCTCAAGATACTCTCTAGGAACTAAACCATAGTAAGTCAAAAGTTTAACTTTATCGTCTTCGTACTGGGAGACTTCTTGGGTAGGCTCTAAGTCGGTATCCATCGAGTCAGTACCGACCTTTACCTTGCGGTAAATGCCTTCTTCTTGACCTTTAACGATCTTGTGGATAGAGACATACTTCTCAATAGCCACGCCCATACAGTCATCAATGGATGTTCCATTGGGGTCAAACAAGAAGTTACGGGGGTTAACAGGAACAATCTTGACTGCAATGCGGTCTTGTTCTACGACACCGATAGCGGCTTGTCCCATTTGACCAGGTATTGCCTGAGTAGCGGGGACAAATACTTTCTCTGTTTTGACAACAATCTCACCGATACCCGTACCATAGATTTCAGCCAACAGCTCAATCTGGTCAATAGACTTGCGAATCTTATCGACTTTAAAGTCTTCCATCAGTTGTGCTTTGATAGCAGCAACGTCTAGGGGGCTACCATTGACATCACGAATATCGTCTTGAATGTCAAAGAACTCACCCTGACCGAAGATGGCTTCCATGATCTCGGCATGGCGTGTCTCTACGGCTTGTTGGGTAGCAGGGGTAACGATACGGCTACGCTCGGACTCACGGGTTTTGTCTTGGGCATCCCATTCACCATTGAAGATGCGCTCATACTCTAGCCAATCATCAAGGCAATTGACATCTCTCCAATCCCTCCATCTATCACAATGGTTGACAACAAAGTTAACTATCTCTTTGTCTGAGTCGCTAGGTTCTTGGAATTCCATAATATTACCTTGTCGTATCGCCAAAAGGGTCGCTATAAGCGGGGTTTACTGGTGCAGAGTTTACAACAGGAGCGAAAATATCTGAATCTTTTAAACCAAGATCACGGGCAGACTGCAAAATCTGTAGGTATTTATGGGCTTGTATGTCTTCAGGACGAGTAGTAAACATATCCCGAACCACATCATAAGCCTGTGGATTTGCAGGCCACTGGCGTGTTGCTTCGCCTGAAGCATCGTTATAAGCAGATACCAAAGAGAATCCAGAGGTAGGACTTGGGTCAAACTTGCCATCATCTAAGCCACGATTGGTAACTCGAACAGCACCCGCCTTCAATAAAGCATCAAAGTTCAGTGGACGAAAATCAGCAGATAGCTTCTTATTATCTGAAGTAAGACCTTTGTATTTGTCTAAATCTGTGATTTTGCTTAAATATTCCACTTATACCCCACTAATAATATCTACAGGTTGCCATTCCTCGCTGTCATCTTCTTCCATGTAAGATGTAACAGCCAGTTGGTCAATGTAACTGAGGGAGTCAGGCAAGTCATCATGGACTCCTTGAGCAGGGAACAGGATTAACTGGTCTACAAACTCATCCCAATCTTCTTCCGAATTTAACACAATTCTGCCATGCTCGAACCTACCTTGTAAAGCCCAGATGATTCGATCCGCTTTTTTTCTATTCCCGTGGGTCAAATCTATGATGTGAGCATAGGTGTTGTTCTTTCGCATCAAGTCTGAAAGATAGGGCAAAACAGCGTTCTTTAACGCCCCCCTCTCTATCCCCACACTCAAAGGGCGGTAGTCCCGAATGGCAATCAGTATCTTAGAAGCAGTCTCTCGGATGTCCCAACGTCCATGTTCAATCTTCTCAACAAACCACTTCCCATCGTCTGTTACCTTAACGATTGAGATAGCAGACTCGTCTAACCGCTTCTTAGAATTGGCTGCTTGTTTGGCAACTTCCTCGAATCCTGCCAAGTCAACAGCGATGTAATAGCTTCCGTGTTCAGGACTAACCCCATATTTGATCCACTCTTCTTTGAATATGTCTGAACCCGCATTGGTAAAAGAAGCCATAAACTCTTGCTTAAAAGCGAAAGAACTTAGGGTCTTTTTAGCGGAATCTATCTCTGCTTGGTCAATCAAGGGGTTATCAGCAGTGGTGAAGTGCCAAGACTTCCAATCAGGATCATCTTCACTTTCGCCTAGTTTGAACGTATCGTAGAACCAATTGCGTCCCTTTGGAGTGCCGATAAACAATGCTCTCCCTCGTTTATCAGACAAACTAGCTCGAATGACCTGTTCCCATGCTTCAGGCTTAATGTCGGCAACCTCATCTAGTACGGCATAGGTCAAGCTAACACCACGAAGGGTATCAGGCCTATCCGCACCACGAACGTATATCCTAGCCCCGTTTATCAGGGTAATGTCTAGATTGTTCACATGGGACGACTGAATAACCTCTCTGCCAAGGTCTAGCAGTAAGTCCCAAATAATCTGTCTTGATTGTCCCATAGTGGGACTCACATAAAGAACCGCAGAGCCTTGTGGACACTTGAGTCCTTCAATCAGTAGGGTAACTGCCGCCATACGTGACTTACCGCACCTACGCCCAGCAGCCACAACCTTAAACCGAGTCGTATCCTTAAATACCTCTTGTTGCCAAGGAAGTAGAGAGAAGTTTAGATCAGCCATATTTAGCCTCTACATCTTCAGGTTCAGTGTCAATAATCGTTGGTTCTTGTCCCAAACCAGTGATATTGATGGTTACGGCACTTCTCTGGCTCTTGTCCTTTTCAAACAAAGAAACAGGAAGAGTCCTATCAAGACACATCTTTAAAGCTACCAATTGATGGGGATGCTCATCATTAAGGGCTATCTCAATAACCTTCTGAGCCACATCCTTACCTCCACTCCTAATCATTAGCTCTTTAAGCTCCTTAAGACGTTGATGGTCTGTCTTAGGTAGTACAAGGGGTGGATTGTCAGCAAACCTCTGTATGGTCATCTTGACGCTTCCCTTGGGTCTTCCTCTTCCTCTTTTCAATTGTTCCATTTGTCCTCCTTGGATGGATTCATTTTTACCTTTTCAGAATGGAGGTGGGTACACAAATATCTACACACAGACGCTACCCCCTCCCCCCCTGTGTTTCCATACAGCATAGGGTTTCTACCTAGGTACTTACCCTTATAGGGTTTACCCTGCTGTCTATCCTTGCAGTACTGTCAATCTATCCAGTCACCCAAATGAGAATCGTTCGCATCTAAAGGTTATGCGTTTTTTGCATAAAGTGTGAAAGAGGGTGAAGCACCTTTTCCCATGTACTTGATCTAATTGAGAACTATTCGCGTTTACTCTCTCTTACTGATTCCCTTGTGTTATCCCTTACTGGTTCACTTGAATTGGGGCTGTTAGTTGTTGCGCGACCTATTTTTAAATAACCCGTTTCCATGTCAGGCCGATAACCTAAATTATGCGCTTCCTGGTAGAGCGCCAATACGTTAGCGAATCCCTTTATTAGATTACCCTCACCAGCTGCCAATAGAATCATTTTCTCTGGGGCTGTTAGTGTTCGCTGAAAGTATCGGGTTTCTGGTGTTGACGGCCTTGCCATGGCATCCCTTTAAATAATTTAAATAAATTGTAAGGCAATGATCTAAGGGTTTCTACTATTAGGGTTTAAAGATTGCAATTTAAGGGTTTTCACCTATGTTTTTAGGGGTTGACAAGGTTTAATATTGTGATTCCTTCGGGAATTTCAGTAAACAAGTTAAATTTAAAAGGTGTGAATATGACAACGATCAAACGTAGAGATATAACCGATGTCTTACCAGTAGGGATGCTGGAAGACGGGGAATTTACCCCAGATGCTGGCGGCTTAGCGGTTCGCATGAGCGGCTTCTATACAGTAGGCGAGATAAAAGCAATTCTCGAAGATTTAATTTACTGTGATGCCAAGTACCAGGCGCTGCAGCTGCTGAAGCAAAAATATTGATTTAAGGGGCAAAACATGAAAAACACTTTTTTAGACTATCTGGCAGCAATTGCAATTGGCCTTCTGCTTTGCATTGGGGCTTTGCATTACTTTGATGTCCTAATCAAATAATCTCTCTTTTTCTTTTTAATAGGTGTCAATATGATCAAAATCTCTCAAACTTCAAAATTAAATGCCCGTTCATGGTCATTGCAAGCTTTAGACACTTGTCCTGGTTCATGGGCCGCACCAGGGGAACTAGTAGATGCTTGCAAGGGCTGCTATGCCACTACGGGAAATTACAATTATCCCAATGTTAAAGCGCCCAGGCTATCGAATAGGGAAGACTGGCAGCGATTAGACTGGGTTTCCGATATGGTTTCCGAATTAGATTCTGATCGCTATTTTCGCTGGTTTGATTCTGGGGATGTTTACACTCTCGGGCTGGCTGAAAAAATCCTAGAAGTTATGATCCAAACCCCATGGGTGAACCATTGGCTGCCCACCAGAATGCACAAATTCCCCAAATTTGCCCATGTTTTCGCACAAATGGAAGCTTTACCTAATGTAAAGGTTAGATTTTCCAGTGATTCAATTCAAGGGGAATACATAGAGGGTTTGCATGGCTCGGTTATTGGCCCCGATGCTGCCACATTTCAGGAAAGGGCTGGGGTTCAATTGTGCGAAGCTTATAAGCATGGGGGAAACTGTAACGGCTGCAGGGCTTGCTGGTCTAAAGATGTCCCACTGATTGCATACCCTGCTCATGGCCAAAAAATGGCACGAGTGATAAAATTGAAGCAAATTTAAGGGGCTTAAATGATTTATGCAATTGCAGCCCTAATTCTGCGAATACTCTCAGGAAAACGATAAACCTAGAACCCGCCTAATCAGCGGGTTTTTTGTTGCCTAAAATTTGAGCCTTTACGGGCTTTTTTTGGTTTGTGCTACCCTACTATGCACCGATGATAAAAAACGCCTAAAACGGGGTTTTAATGCTTTTTAGGGGCATCTCTTCGCATATTCTGCGGATAGTTTCATTTAATGCTGACAATTCGTCCATTTTGTAGACGCTCCACAATCTGCGCTGCCCATGTATCCCGTTTAAGCTTCCACGATGGCAATCTGCGCATAATGGCATTGATGTAAACCATTGGCCCTGGTTTATTTCATGGCATTCGCTCGGTGGTGGTGATTCACAAATAATGCATGGCATGAGTTTAATTTTGGCAATGTGCAGCCTTTCCCCTGCGCTCGGTTTGGGTTTGTTCTTTGATTGCATTATTGGGTGTTTTTTATTTCATGCCTAGCACTATATTGCTCGGTTCTATATACCTCGATGCGGGTTTGTGCTGCCGTCATTAGCCAGCGATAACGCTCTTCTAATTCCACTGCTTCCCTGATTCCTTCAAGTATTTCGATGTAGTCAGCATGAGCATAGGCGTAGGTTTCCTGCTTTCCTAGAACCTCAGTTCCCGCTTGGCTCATAAGTTGGGCTTTTCTACTTTTCCTGAATTCCTCAAGATACATTCGGTCGGCTTTGGCTTTGGCATACAAAGGGGCGGTATCGATTAGGTATTGGATGGCTTTGGTTGGTTCGTTCATATTTTTAACTTATCAATGTACGAATAATATCTTTCAATTTATTTATCTCTAAGTCTTTGTCCTCAATAATTTTTTGGAGATCGTCAATAGTATTTCTGTTAGTCAAACCATTTATTGATTTAATCCTTCTTAAATTACAAAGCGTAACACCTACTGCTTCAGCCGCTTCTTTTCCTGTTGCATTTGGATTCAAGGCCAGATATTCTTTTATTCTTTTTGTAGCACTTGCTTGTGGCACTCCAATTTTTACAATTTCAGATTCAAGCCCATTTGCTTCAAAGATATGTTTTAAAAAATTAAACAAGCTGACTCTGGTGTCGTAATGCGGAATTGCACCATTTTCCCATCTTGCTAATGATTGTTGTTGAACAACTGTTTTTGCAAATTCTGAAAAAGCTGAACAAAACTGCTGTTGTGTAAACCCTAGTGCCTGTCTATCAAGACTCAGCGACAAACCCCAATCTTTACTCATGCTTGTCCCCTTGCTCGGATAAGGGTTGCGTGATAGTTAAAATCTCCTTTAGCAAAGTCCTCAGAACATTCGCAAACTTCGGCACACGCCTCACGCTCATGCTCTGCTACCAGTTTGGCAAAGGCTTGTAGTTGTTCGGTATAAAACGAATAAATGAATTCACCACTTGGATGAACCCCATAAGCGGCAGTCTTTTGCGCCATCTTTTCGAGTTCATCTAGCTTCATACATCCTCGGTCTTGTAGTTGAGTTTGTGGTGCTGAAACCGCATTGCAGCTTCACATTCGAGTTCACGAAAAGCCTCGTCAGTTAGCAACCCGATGCAATTACGCCCCTCGAACCAAACTTCCCGTACGGACTCATTGAAGGTGTCGTCAATGTCTTGCTCGTATTCGTAAACGACTGTTACGACTTCGCTACCCGCACCGATTGTTGTATCAAATTCCCATGTGTTCATCATTAACTCCTGTTTAAAAATTAAATATTATCAAATTGTTTATGGTTTGGAATAGGGATAAACCCTTAGTCCAAGCATTCTTTTACGCAAATATCAACGCCTGGCAGAGTTGAATAAACCTTCGTAACGTGGATGTTTATGATCTGCGAATCGTCATGGTAAACAACCCCGTTCATGCCATCTTCTACGCTTTTTAGGATATTGCTTGCGTCAGGCTTCTTTGTTGGCTTCTCTGACCCGTTATCAATGGCTTCTAACCGCTTTTTAGTGCATGACTTAGGGATTGGTACTCTGATGTACAAATAAAGGCTCACAGGGGTTTCCAATGGTTCTGAGCTACCCATTGCCTCGATTGCAGCATCTTTGATTAAAGTCTCATAGGTTCTTGTCTTCTCAGGGGTGTAGGTGCTGACAAAATTTCCCCTCTTAACGTATCTAGCCCTTTGTTTGCCAACAGGGTTAGCGTCTACTTTGAAAGTTACCATGAAAGTCATGCAAGAATCCTTATTGATAAATCATGCAAATAAAAGTTGTTGCGTTTTAACTGTAGTGCCAGAGTCATATCTTGTGGTTTCACCTTTGGGATATGGTTGGATTTCATATTTCAACAAACTATTTAATTGCTTCTTTTGATATTTGCTTCCACATATAAACACATACCTATGTTTTTGACTTCTTTCAGAGTAATAAAAATCATCTTTAAATTTCTCTTTTAAAAGTTCTAAGCTCATACCTTGGGCTAAATGTCTGTTGTGCTTATGTTCTTGACCTTTAATGTTCCAATTGGTTCTTTTAACGCTCAACCCTAAGTAAATAAAATTACAAGCCTGGTAAACATATCCAACATGGCCCTGTCCAGTATCAGCATAAGAAATCACTATTGTTGGTTTTGGTAGTAATTTCATAGAATTTGCCACTAAAAAAGATGCTTGATTTTTATCGTTATCCATCAAACACAAACGATTTAATTCAACAACAATTGATTCTTGTTCTTTTCCACAAATTCCTCTAGCAACCATTGGAGAACCTGGCAAACCATAAGTTACAACGCCAATAAGTTTTTCTTCTTCATACAAACCAAAAGCGTACATAATCATTGGCAATCTTTTTGCATAGTGCTTTTCAAGTAACCAAGGCTCTGCCTCAAAAGCGTTAATTGGTAGAACTTTCATTTAAGATTCTCCATGCGTTTGCAGCCACTCTTGGTACTTGTGCATTTCCAATGGCCTTAAGTCTGTCCATTTGTCCGGAAAGTCCATTAGGAGTTCTGCATAGTCCGGGTGAAAGTATTGAGCGCAAGCCTTGCTCGTTCTTATCCATTCCATTGGCATACTCCCTCGATATTCTTGTGACCCCTTGTATCGTTTGCTTGAACATCCGTTTTGCATGCTTACTGTCATTGTTGGTAGCCAACACCCAAATTCGTTCTCTGTGATGGGGTAATCCAATGGCGTCTGCTCCCAACACTCCCCATTTCGCATCAAACCCCATTTTGGCCAGGTCTCCGAGAACTCTTCCAAGTCCCCTAGAAGTGAGCATTGGTGAGTTTTCCACGAACACGAATCTAGGTTGTACTTCGCAAATGATCCTTGCCATTTCTCCCCACATTCCGCTTCGCTCTCCATCAATTCCTGCGCCTTTTCCTGCGGCTGAGATGTCTTGGCATGGAAAGCCTCCCGATACAACGTCAACAATTCCTCTCCACGGCTTTCCGTCAAAACTGCAAACGTCATCCCAAATCGGGAAAGGCGGGAGAAGCCCGTCATTTTGTCTAGCGCACAGTACGCTTGCGGGGTACTGCTCCCACTCGACTGCACAGACTGTTCTCCATCCAAGGAGATGTCCCCCAAGTATTCCTCCACCAGCACCTGCGAATAGAGCCAACTCATTCAATTTGTCCTTCTTTCATTTGACGCATATAAAACCTGACTCGATCTCTTGCTCCTGATCCATAGACCTTTTCGCAACGCTCAAGCCTGGCACGAACAAAATCGTTATCTCTGTTTGATTGCCAAGTTCGGTATATTTCCCTTGCTTCAGCTTTCTCTAGAACAACCCTGTCTCCTGCATTAGAGATGTTTTTTCTACTGTATGACATAGGTATATACCCTACTCATCTAAGTCACCAGTTAGGATTAAAGCTTCAGTAATGAGGCGTACGGGATATGGTACGCCTTCCTTAACTCTGTCTAGCAGTCTCATGGCTTCAAAGTAGTTCATTCAGCCTCCCGCACTTGCCTATGTTCAGGAATCCACTTCTTATCCTCAGTCAGCAATTCAATTTGTTTTTCAAGATGTTTAATGCGGTTTTCTTGGTCATCAAATCGCTCTGCAATATCTTTTGCAAATTGACCAACAATTTCCCATTCTGCATTTGTCATGCTTTTCTCCTATAAGCGTTAAGAATTGCTCGTTCTTCAGGTGTTGGGTATCGAGTTGTTTTTTCATCTGCCTTGATCTTTTCAAGCGCAGGGTCAGGCTCATTCTTTGATGGAACTGTGAGCCTAACAATGTCTGCAGGGTTTGGTTTGACGACCCAATCTGCTTTGAATGCTTGCCAACCACGAACGACACATTCTTCTAAGGCTTTCTCTAAAGTCCAACCAGCTTTGTTTGCTTCACTAGATATGGCATCAATGGCTCTTTGGGTTATCGGGGCTTTCTTGGCTTTCCTCAAAGTTTTGAATTCCTGCCAAACAGAATCAGAAACGCCTTCAGGCGGTGCAACGCTAGTTGCTTTCTTTTTGTGTTCTGTGTTGTGTGTAATGTGTTCTGTGTTATGTGTAGCATTGCCTTCGGATTGCGTTTGCAATGCGTTCGCATCCTTTGGTTTGCTCCATCTTGCTTTAGCAGAAGCACTTGCCTTCTGAGATTTGTCGCCCACCTTCTCAATTTCCTTGTTGGCACGATGATGTATCCATCCATCCGCAGTGCGCTCAAAAAACTCTTGCAATACAGTCG